AGATAAGCAGAAATGTCTTATCCGCCGAAAGGTAGTAACAAAATGGATACAGCTCACAAGTTTGTCAAAGGTTTAGAGGCATCGACTATTACATTAGACCTGCTTAATAATGATGCAGCAAGCGGCGCAGGTGCAGTTACTGCAACCTTAGCAGCAGCATGGGGTACTACAGTACCGCTAGTAATTAAGCGCAACAGTGGTGCTGTAAGCACTACGAACCCAGAATATCAAACTACAGTGCTTGTCAATAACACACAAGATCTTAACGGCGCTGTCGGCGACATCTCAACACAGAGCATTACATTTACATGTAACTCAGTTATAGTAGTTGACGTAACACCTTAATTAAGGAGCAATAATGGCAAAGCTAAAGATAACAAGGGCTAATGGTGAAGTCACAGAGCACAAGATAACACCAGGTGTCGAGTACGCTTTCGAGTTAAAGTACGGATCAGGTATTAGTAAAGTCCTACGTGAGCATGAACGCCAAACCGAAATCTATTGGTTAGCGCATGAGTGTTTACGTAGGGCTAACGTAACTGTACCTGTATTTGGTATCGAGTTTATAGACAGCTTAGATACTGTAGAGGTATTAGACGAAGAAAAAAAATAGCGCAGCGGGATTCAACACTTTATACGATAGCCAGCCTATCTGTAGAACTGGGGATTCCGCCTAGCGAGTTTATCAATATGGATGCTGAAATGCTTAGGGCAATAATCCAGGTGCTTTCAGATAGAGCTAAGGAGATCAAAAATGCCAGTAGAAATCGTCGGCGTTAAAGATGTCATTAATGGCTTAACCTTTATTGATGAAGACATGTATAGACGTGTTAAAGCAGCCGTAACGCCTTTAATGAAGGGTGTAGAGGCTAAGGCTAAAGGATTTGTAGTGGGCAATAATGAGGTGCTATCAGGCTGGTCTAAGCCAATATCATCTACTGTCGATTATCGCCCATTCCCTAAATATGATGCAGCTACTGTCCGAGGTGGCATTGGATTCAAAGAGGGTCAAAACCGCAGATTTAGTAATGGCTATACAGTAGAAAGTTATGTTTACAATATAAGCGCCGCAGGTCGTATCTATGAAACCGCAGGTAGATTAAACCCACAAGGCAGAGCGCCATTTACTTCTGTTGCAGAAGGTGGCGGCACAATGGCATTTAAGCAATCAGGTAGCAGAAAAAATAGAAGCAGATCTACAGCTGCATATAATTCTAATAATCCGTTTGCTGGTTATCAGTTTGTGACCGATTTACCAACACTTACATCTCAGCCTAAAGTTAAAGGTGCTAGAGGTGGTGGTCGTAAGACTAAAGGCCGTTTAATTTACAAAGCATGGGCGCAAGATAGTGGTGATATTTATGGCGTAATTGTAAAGGCAATTAATTCTACAGTTACCCATTTTAATAAGACTACTGAGAAGAAGGTTGCATAATGGCCAATATAGTCGTATCGGCACTCAGCACCTTTAATAACAAAGGCCTTAAAAAAGGTAAGAAAGAAATCAGTGCTTTTGAAAAGCAAGTTAAAAACTTTGGCCGCACTTTTGCCGCAGCATTCTCAGTAACAGCATTAACTAGGTTTGGTAAAGAAGCAGTAAGAGCATTTGTAGCCGATGAAAAAGCCGCTAAATCTTTAGAGCAACAATTAAAAAATACTGGTTACCAATTCAGCTCACCAGCTATAGAACTTTATATTTCTAATTTACAGAAAACCACAGGCGTATTAGATGATGAACTACGTCCAGCATTTCAGCAATTACTAACAGTAACAGGATCAATAACCACTAGCCAAGATGCATTAAATACCGCTATGAATGTGTCAGCGGCTACAGGGGCTTCTTTAGCACAAGTAACATCAGCAATATCACGTGGGTACGCAGGTAATACCACAGCATTAAGCAGATTAGGCGTTGGTTTAGATAAAACATTATTAAAAACTGGCGACATGAATAAAGTCATGGAAAAACTTAATGAAAAGTTTTCAGGTCAAGCACAAGCTAGATTAACTACTTATGCTGGCAAAATGGGTTTATTGCAAGTTGCATCTGAAAACGTTAAAGAAGAAATCGGCAAAGGCATATTAGATGCTTTAACTTTACTAAGCAAAGATAACAGTATTGAAAATGCTACAGATTCAATGGAAGATTTTGGTACTTCTGTAGGTAATGCCGTAGTTGGTATGGCTAAATTAATTAATAAAGTAGAAGATTTAGGTATAGTAAGTAAGTCAGGTGGCTTGGCTAATTTATTGTTATCACTGCAACCAGGTGGGCGAGTGGGAAAATTAGCGTTTGATGCATTATCTAAAAGTGGCGTAAGACCTAGAGAATTACCAGCAAATGAACAACGTAGCGCAGGTCGTATATTTGCTCAACAATTTAGAACAGAAGTTAGACAAAAAAAGGAAATGGAAAGACTTCGTGCGCAAGAATTAGCATCACTTAAAAAGAAAACAGCTGTAGATCAGTTAAGAGATAAGTTTGATGTTGAGCGTATAGGTTTTACAGTAGCCTTAAATGAAGCAACAGATAAAGAAACAAAATTACGCATACAAGCACAATTAGCCATTTTAGATAACAATGAAGCATTGGCTAAAAAAATATTAGCGGAAATGGAAGCGGCTAAAGCTGCACAAGAATTAACTGAAGCATTTAGAAAAGCAATTAGAGAGTTACTAGATGGCATAAAGCCTACTGTAAATCAATTAAAAGAATTAAGTATGGGCGCATTACGCACAGAAACTAGAACTATCTTAAACTATGCTGCACCAGCCGTAAGTGGATTACAACAATTAATAGCACCTACTCAGCCAGGCACTTTTGAAGATTTAAGAGGTAGCATATCTGGATTATTAGAGCAATCTAGGCCAAGCGTTACAGGACTTCAAGAATTGTTAGCAGGAATACAGCGAACCTCATCACCTACAATCAATTTAACAGTAGATGCTAGTGGTGATAAATTAAGTCAGGCTATTGCAGAAAGCATCCAACTAGCTGGACGTAATGGTTATAGCACAGTACCAGCTGGATTTATAGTATGACAGTACCAGTAATAAATGCTGTAATTAACTTTAGCACTGGCCCTAGTTTTGCCCAGGCCATGATTTTAGATACAGGCATATTAGGCACAAACGTATTGGCAGATTCCGCAGCTGTAATTGTCGATGTATCTAATCAAGTAAACAGAATTGAAACTAATAGAGGCCGTACTGCGCTTAGTGATGAATTTCAAACAGGCTCGCTTACTTTACGCATAACAGATCAAAATGGTGATTTTAACCCACAAAACGTATCAGGGCCTTATTACAATCTATTAACACCTATGAAGAAAGTGCAAATTACTGCTACCTATGGCTCAGTAACTTATCCTATATTCGCAGGATATATTACAAGTTATGTTACTACTTATCCAGATGACGGAGAAGGCGTAGCAATTACCACCATACAAGCTGTAGATGCTTTTAGATTAGCTCAATTAGCACAGATAAGCACAGTGGCTGGCACTAGCGCTGGTCAATTATCAGGTGCACGTGTGGACGATATTTTAGATCAGATTTCATGGCCAGCATCTCAGCGAGATATTGATCCAGGTCTTACTACATTACAGGCAGATCCAAGTACTAACCGCACAGCATTACAGGCACTATTTACAGTAGCCAATTCTGAATATGGCGCTATTTATGTTGATGCCGATAATAACTTTGTATTTCAAGATAGAGGCGTAACGGCTGGATCTATTGGTGGCACACCTATAGTGTTTGCAGATGATGGATCTGGTATATCCTACTTTGATGCAACTTGGATACTAAACGACGTATTGGTGTTTAATAAAGCTACGATTACTAGAGCTGGTGGTAGCCCACAGGTAGCCCTAAATCAAGCCAGCATAGATAAATACTTTTTGCATAGTTACTTTTTAGATAACCTATTAATGCAATCAGATGCCGTAGCCCTAGATTATGCTCAGGCTTATATCGCCTCTAGGCAAGAAACCTCTATACGTGTGGATGCCATAGTCCTAGACCTATACACGCCTAGTTACAATTCAGGCATAGTAGCCGCCTTAGACCTAGATTTCTTTGATCCAATTACAGTTAAAACTACCCAGCCTGGTGGATCACTCTTAGAAAAGACTTTGCAGATTTTTGGGGTAAGGATGAATATAACCCCGAATAGTTGGAAAACCACGTTCACGACACTAGAGCCAGTTATAGATGCATTTATCCTAAATAATAGCATTTATGGCACTTTAGACTATAATGTCCTAAGTTACTAAGGAGTAGAAATGGCAAAACAAACGTTCACCACTGGGCAGGTTTTAACAGCTGCTCAGATGACATCATTACAGCAAACCGCTATGGGTGGTGGTGATACCACAGCCAAAACTACAAGTTATACATTAGTAGCCGCAGATGCTGGCACAGTAGTTGCTATGAACGCAGCAGGTGCAACGACAATTACAGTTAATACTGCATTATTTGCAGCTGGCGATACCGTAACAATTCAAAATAGAGGTGCAGGAGTTTGCACAGTTACGGCTGGCACAGCCACAGTTGTTACCGCTGGTTCATTAGCGTTAGGACAAAATGAAGGCGGCATTTTATATTTTACTGCTACTGGCGCTGCCGTATTTTATGATTTTGTTCAGGCTGGATCTTCTGGTGGTGGAATGACTTTATTGTCAACTACTACATTATCAGGTGCATCTACAACCATTAGTGGTATAGATCAAACTTACACTGATTTAGTTTTTGTTTTGTATGGTCTTACAAATGCCACTAATAACGGGGGTATTGTTGCTAAGCCTAATAACACTTCATCGATTAGCAATCATGTTTTGACAGATTGCACCTCTGCCAGTGCCGCAACTTCTGTCAACAATCAA